TAACTCTGATGGGGATGTAAAGATTGTGTGGTCAGCCCTATTCTGCTCTGCCACTATTTTGACTGTCTTAACCAATACTTCGTGAGCTACTGTAGGCGGATTAAATTCGCCCAGTGCGCATACAAATGTACTAGAAGGTAATTCTCTAATTAGTTGTTTGTAATCTTTCATACGATCCATCAATTAAGTAAGGTTATTATTATTTAGTATTAGGCTAAACTCAACATAGCCTCTGCTGCAGCACATATCCAACGACAGGCTACTTCGTCTGAAGCCAATTCTTGCTGTGCCCTAACACTGGCCACCTCGCCAACTAGAAACTCATACTCATCTCTAGAAAGGTCGCCTCTTGCGTAGTCTTCTCTAAAAGCGATTAAATCCGCAGCTAATTTACCAGCTGGACCTTCTTGCCCAGACATTTCTCTTAATTCGTTAAATAAACTCATCTTCCTCTCCATGCGTCGGCTACAGTGTCAACTCTGACACGATTGATTTTAAGTACTGATTCGCAAAACTTCTCATTGTTAGATGCGTTGGCTCTCTTCAGCGCAGACTCTAATTCCTCAATGGCTTTTGCCTGTGGGTCTTTTCTAAGAGAAGCATAAACTTTTAACTGCTCAACTTTACCATATAATTGAGCCCAATCTTTATCCTGACAGTTAGTTTTATCAATAGCAACTTTAACTTGAATTAAATTATTAAACAATGCACCATCATGTGGAACTGGTAAAATAAAAGAACATCCAGTAAGTAAAAAAGAAACTGCTAAAGTAAATAATTTCATTATTTCATTGCCTTTCTTAGGTCATTATATAATTCGTCTTTATGTTCTGGTTTCATCTGCGAAGATAAATTTGAGTGGAACTCTTTTTTCTTACCAGTAGAAGCCAGCTCTCTTAATTTAGTTCCAGAAATACCTGTCACACCTTTAGCACCCTCTTCACGCTCACCTGATGAATGAAATTGGATGTTTTTAAAATTATAATAACCATGTGCAGATTTCTGACCATTATACTTTTGAAGCATATCAGCCATCTGTTTACGATCTGAACCACCAGTGAAATGTAGATGTGTCACACCCTTGTTGTATAAATCAACAGCGTGGTGTAATAGAGTTGGTTTATCTTTAGATGCCACTTCAATATTAGTTCCAGGGAATGCATTGCGTGCATGTTTTAATTTCTGCTCTGGACTTAATGGATTTTTACCATCCTTTGTATCATGCGAATGAGATAGAATTAAAGTGTGATCTCCACCAACTTCTTTTGCTTTATCTTTTAGGGTATTAACAACTTGTTCATGTCCTGCCGTTGGAGGGTTCATACGACCAAATGCTATAACATGATGTTTATCTTTTTCAGTAACTGCAGATGATGGAGTTCTTGCCTTTAATAGATTTTGTCTAGCAAATTCTGCACGATTAACCAATTTAGTTGGTTCTGTTTTACCATTGTGAGTATGATTATAAACAAATCCTTCTGGCTTAGAAGCAACACCACCAATAGAATGAGCATAAGAACCTTCGTTCGATTCTAATGATTTTACCAATTCATTTTTAGCATTACCTAGATGGCCATGGATTTGTAACAGATTATTATAGTGCGTTTGATTCTTCTTAATGTGATCAACATGATCTTTTAATTCAGCAAGTTTAGCGTTCTGTGACTTTTCTGTTTTAAGTTTAGATACAATTTTTTGGTATTTACCTGCTATATGTTCTTGCAAACCAGCAGCTGTTGGTGTAGAACCATCACGAACAGTTTGATTAATATAAGTTCCCAGATGTCCAGCTTCACCAGAATGTTCTGGATGAATTGCTTTATACATCTTTGCACCTTCACGTTCGTGAATGGTTTTGGCTTTTGACAATTCTGAAAGAACTCTGTCTTGCGATTGTTTACCATATTGTGCACCACTAGAATCATAAGAGGCGGTGTGGTGGAACACATCTGGATGACTACCAAAATCACTCTCACTAACATTACTAGAAGCCTGCATATTGGTAAGATTAGTACCAGTGTATCTGGTATGAGTAACTACACCAACTTTAGCAGAGTGAATTGCCTTTGCTCTATCACCTTTGGCAGTATATGTAATAGTATTTGGAGTAAATGATGCAGAACCATCTTTACCCTTTCTCACATCAGGACTAGTAAACATCATATCACCTTGATAGACACCTTCCTTGGGTGCAATTTTTGGTAAATGTTGTAAACCTGCTTTGAGTTTTTCTACCAATCCTGGAGCATGACCATGATTCTTTTCTACATCGTCAGACGTATAATTTAACTTTGGATTTTTATTAAATGCAGATTTTGATGCAACAAAAAACTTTCCATTTTCTGGATGATGCCCATATACAATAGATGGAGAACCATCATACTTCATCGTCAATTTATTTGATTGTTGTCCTTGTTTAGTATGAAAATGTGCTCCATGTAGAGCATCATAAGCATGTTTGAAACCATCTGCGCCATGAAACAATGGACGATCTTCTGCATGAGTAATATGTTTTAACTTAGCACCTTCTTCTTCAGCTTCAGTTAAAAATGTTAAAAAATCAATCATATTATTTTAATCCAAATGTCCCAACTAAACCTTTATGTGGACCAGAAGAACTTTTTACAGTAAATGTCGCTAAACGAACTGGCTTCCCTGTCTCTGAATGAGTACCTTTAATAACAGCAGATGTTCCTTGATGATGCACACTTAAATTTTTAACCTTTGCCATTGCCTCATCTGCAATACCATGTGACGATTTAATAACAGGTTCTGATGTTCCGTCATTTTTAACTTTACTATGAGCAACAGTATGTGGGATATGAGTTGGCGCAGAAACATGTTGGCGAACTATATCACGCAATTCGTCATCAGATTTACTAACTAATCCCTCATGAAACTTTTTAGCAACTGCTGTCTTTGCGACTAAAGAAGATGCCTCTGCTCCAGCTGCACGAGCCTGTGCCTTCTGTAAAAATTCTTGTTGTTCATTTGGTTTCATACTATCGTGTGCTTGAATAAATTTACCCAAATGCTCGTGCATTAGTTTATTTTTCTTACTGATAGTTTTTCCTTGGGCGACGAAACCTTCATATTTTGAATGTTCTGCTCTAATTTTATCGATACCCATTTTATCAATTTTATACTGGATATTTTTTTGATCTGCAGAACCATTATATCCTATTGATTCCATATGTTTATGATGATTATCAGTTAATGCCTTTAAAGATCCTTTCTCAATACCTGCAGTTTTTTCCATTGAATCAAGACCTGGATTACGATAGTTAGGTTCATTTGATCCATATTTTGCAGAAACTCCATGATAGCCAACTTTCTGTCCATTCTTATCATGTAAAGTAACGATCAAATCTGCATTAGAATTCACATCTTTAACACCAGTAGTTTTTTCGTGATCTCCAGCTACGTTAGGTTTATCGGGGTTTGAAGTCCAATGAACATTACCAATATGAACTCCATTACCAATGTGTCCATGTTTTTCTAAATGTTCTTTTAACGAAGCAGCCGTGCTCTTAGCATGAGAGTCGATTTCGTTGTATGCAGCGTCGCCAATTTTTTTCTTTAGGCGATCGTGGACTTGTTGTGGAGTACCAGCATGTTCATCATTTTCTGACTCTGAACGATGATGTTGTGGTAATTCTGTATTTGGATGAAGGTATTTTGATAAAAGAAGTTCGTGCAACTTACCTTTATCATCGGATTCCACATCTTGTGAAAGTGCCCTTTCTACAAGAAGTTCTTCTTTAATAAAAGATTTGAAGTTTAGCATCACTAGCCCTATTAGTAAAAGTGTAACTTTATTATACCTGTCTTTTAATAAAAGACAAGCAATATTTACTATTTAGGATCTGCGAGAAAGACGAGACGTTCTATCGTATTTGCGTTCCCACTTACCTATCTGATTTAACAGCTTGGGAATTGCATGATTATTACGATAGTCGTAATTGAAAGTCTTTAAGATATAGTGGAGGGTTTTAGAATCACGATGTGTTCTCGAGCGAGAAACAAGAACAGATATTGGAACTGTTGGTTTAAACATTTTATAGTCTAGAAATACGCAATGCGCATATGCTTGAATCTCATCAAATTCTGAGAGATACCTTCTTTCAGCGTCTTTCTTTACATGGCCAACTTTTTTGTGTGGAAGTACGTAGTTACTCCACTCATCGCCTCTGCGATCGTATTGCATGAAATGTATTAACTCATGCATTTCTACTTGAATAAGTTTAAATTTAAATCTTATCCAAGAATCTTTAGTGAAATTAAATGTATCGTATTTGTCAGTATGAATGATTAGTATACATTGGCGATCTTCTGGATCATATTCGCCACCTACCGCTACATGGGTTTCCCAGAATTTGGCTTTAGACTTTTCTCTAACCCAGACTATTTTAGTTCGCCATTTTTTAAAATAGTTGCAAAGACCTACAGAATCGTTCTTATAACGATCTAGGTCTTTCCATATTTTTGCAGGTACAAAACTAGCCCTAAAAGGACGCTCATTAAAGTTGAGCAAATCCATCCAGTCGAAATTAGCGTTCTCTAGGAAAGTCATTTTACATCCCAGAAAATTCTAGCATCACTGGATAAGTTGTTTCTCCAGAAATGCAAGAACCTTCCCCTGCTCCTCTAAGTTGGTATTTTTAAACTCAGTAATATAGGGCATCAGTTCGAAATTAGATTGTATCTTACTATATTTAGTTTCTCTGCCTTTTAGGAATTGTTCAGACTGATCGGAACCCCTGTCTTTATACCTAGATTCTAAGATTTCTTTAGAAGCTGTCAAAACGACCACCTGCAGATCGGTGTTGGGGAGTCCCATAGCAAACTCTAGGAAAGATTGATTAAAGATCCGATCTCCCTCGAACAAAATATTACAATTGTGAGATGCGATCCATTCTTGAATGGGGGGTTGAACCGCCATACTTAGGCGATCTGTTCCAGCGAAAGTTTCGCCTTCCTCATATTTACCTAGAATGTAAAGATCTAGGTTTTCATTATATAACGCAGAAATTAGTTTAGCTGGTTCGACTTGAATCCATTGTTTATCTTCCATAAACTTACGAAATAGCGTAGTCTTGCCTGTTCCTGGACTACCACCGACAGCAATTATTTTTCTAGTTTTCATAGGATTAGTTATAAGTTTAACATTTATAGTATCTGTAACACCTAATCTTTCGTTAAGCATTTTTCACTTCCTCAATAAGTTTCTTTAATTCATCCTCTGTAAATACCCAGACTCTTCCAATAAAATGATGCACATCAGAGTCAACATCGTGTTTCTTTGTAAAAGTAATCTTCTTGACTAATTCTCGTGCTGCATTTTTAGCAAGATTCTCTTTAATCTCGTCTGCATAAGTTGGAACAGCATCCTTTAATTTTAAGAGTTCATGTGCTGATACTTTATGATCAACAATTAATTTATTAAACTCATACTTGTCTAACATGGTTTCAGTTATAAGCCCCATAGCAATACTTCCGTAAGTTAATGAATCTGTTGCGTTAATTGTGATTGTTGTTGGTGCTGTAATAGAACTTGTAACCATAGTATTATCAATCATGCAAATGCCTCCAACCCTTCAAGTATAGGTTCTTCATCGTCAAACATCCATTCTAAGTTTTCAATTTTACCAGTTCTTAAGAAAGAACTATATCTTTCTTTATCAATACCACGTTTATCATCTAAACGAAGATCAATAGTTTCATTTCTTGATTGCCACAATACATCCCAGTCGATACCATACCATCCATCTCCCTCTGCCATTTTAATTTCTTCTGCCTGACGATCCAGATAGTATCCAAGATAGCGACCATGGTGTTCCCTAAAGATCTTTTTAAAAGAACACAGGCAGGTTTCCATGGTGAAAAAGTCAACAATATGTGCTAACTCTGGAAATCTGGTTTTCGTTTCTTCAAGAATCTCCCTCGCTTGTGATTCAAGTCTCGCATAATCCCCTCCAGACAACTTTCTATCCAGATCGTGCTCTTGTGCGACGGCATAAAGAAGTCCATTACGATGAGAGCGAGAGCCATCAAAATCATCAAGCATGAGGCTAGTAGGATTAATCCTAATCCCAGCAGTATGCTTAAGATGCTGAAGATAAAACCAAGTGGAATAACGACCAAACTTATGCAACCCACTTTTAATGCTTTTCCACAAAGAGTCAAAGTTTGCCTCCTCATTGTCTCCATAATAACTCTCCAATCTTTCTCGCTGTGTTCTGTTTCCGATAAAATTTTGATATGACTCAAACATGACAGGGAGATGTCCCTTGTTCCATTTGGTATCAGTCTGATAACGAAGTCGCTTATAATTTATAGTGTTCCACTGTGTAATACGATCTACAGTGGCCAACTCAAAATCTGGGAATTCATTTTTCAGAACCCAAGCAGTTGGCAATTGATATGTATTTCCATATAGCCAAGCAAGCCAGATTTTTTCCTCGTCATTGTGCTCGTATCTTTTATGCAAATAATTAGTACACCAAACTGCTGGATCACAGTCATCATATTTTAAAGACCATGCATACCAACGGATGAACGCTTCTTTACGATTTTCTGCTAAACGATAATCCATTATACTAAAAATTCTTCTAACGATGGTTGTTCCATTAAAGCATCACGCAACCATGCTTTACCTACTGCATCAA